CATTCTTGCATCTTTCTCAGACATCTCTGTAAATGAACTCATTAAGAATCTCAAAGACAAAAACTTTCCAGAAGTCCGCAAGTGGGTGGTCTCCAACTTGGACAACGATGCTTCTAGTTTACTTCGCAGGATTTATGACGCCTGTTATGATTGCCTTTCGCCCCAGTCTATCCCTGCTGCCGTTCTTGTTATTGCTAAGTATCAATACCAATGTGCGTTCGTGGCTGATCAGGAAATTAACCTCTTAGCAGCATTAACTGAAATTATGGTGGAGTGTGAATTTAAATGAGTTTGTTAAAAATTGATTATAAGTCTTTAAAAGAAGAACGTGTTAAGACTACCCCAGAAAATGTAAAAGAATCAAACGAAGCATTGTTTCGTGCTAAAATGACTCTTCCTGCTGCCGCAAAGCATTGTGGCATGACGCAGAAAGAAATGAAAATGACCTTTCTTGAGTATTTAAAGTACCATCCCACTGATTATGAAGTCTAATTTTTCTAAACTCCAACCAAAGCAAAAGTATCGTGTTGAAACTTACTGTAGGATTGCTTTTAATAGTTTAAAAGCAAATGTAGATGAATGGTTTACGAACAGAAATTGTAAAGATACTGTTCGCGCAATCACACATTCTTTTTATAACACAGTACATTCTCTTTCAGTTCCTTCTGGATTAATTAGTGTTGAAGCAGTAAAGAAAAAAAAGCAAGAACCTGAATGGGCTCTTTGTAAAGATCATTGTTATTCTCCACAGTTTATTGGTAGAATGATTATGGATAATTCTGATAAGTATTTGAATAATTATGATCTTTATCGAGAATTGTTCATTATGGCATGTACAACTATTATCGTTACTCCCGAAGAAAATAGAAGTCTTTCATTTTTGACCTCTAATAGAAATAATGAGTTTAAAATATATGCTCATACGGATCAAAAATATCAACATTTAAATATTCAGTTGTTGCAAAAAGCAGAAGGTGCAAAGTGGTATAATAAAGATATGAAACCTGCCAGTAACTACATTGAAACACCAACTGAACTTATTGAATATGAAACCCAATTCTTAATTGTATGAGTTTATTATCTGAAAGTGATGCTATTTGGGCAGCAGATCAATTTATAGAATATTATTCTAGATTTAATCGCATTGATGATTATATGCGATTTGTAAAGCAAAGTAGAATTCAAAATTCTACTGGAAAATTATTTGGTCCTGAGGATGAAATATTTTCTGATTTTTCAGTGAATCCAAATGCTATGTCATTTACAATTCATGAGGTTGATACTAGTTCTAAACCAAAGACTAAGTATAATCAAGAATTGTATTCGGAAATTTTAAACATGACTGCTTCTAATGCAATTGAAGAAGCAATTCCTGGAAGAACAATTAAATGGATTGTTACTGAAGACACTACAAAAAAAGTTATTGGTGTAGTCAGATTTGGATCTCCAACGATTAATTCAAAACCAAGAAATGATTATTTTGATGAAGTTGTTCCTTTATCAAAAATTAATCATGAGTTTGTGATGGGATTTAACATTGTTCCAGTACAACCATTTGGATACAATTATCTTGGCGGAAAACTTCTTGCATTGTTGGCATCTTCTAATGAACTCAAAAGACAATTTGATGCAAAGTATGGAACTGATCTTCAATACTTTGAAACAACTTCATTATACGGTACAACAAAAGGAGTATCCATGTATGATGGTCTTAAACCTTATATTCGACACATAGGAGATACCGAGAGTAATTTCCTTCCTCTATTTCATGATGATTATTTTCGTGAAATGTTTTGGTGGTTTAACAATAATGCTAATGGTGGTGAAAGATTAATCTCTGCAGATAAGTCCTCAAAGAAATTGAAAATTCAAACTAAGATGATTTCAATCATCATAAAGTCTCTTCAAGATGCTTCAAAGTTACATGAATTTAAAAAATGTATTGAACATGCAAAAACTCTGACTGAAAAGAAGAGATATTATATTTCAAAGTTTGGATATGAACCAGAAGAGGTTATTGGGTGGTGGAAACTCAAAGCAACGCGAAGATATAATAAACTGATTCAAGACAACAAACTTAGGAAAACTTTGGAATTATGGACTGCAAATTCCAATTTAGAAATTATTAGATAGTATGGAACTAAAAGATTGGTTAAATTCAATTAATCAAACGAAGAAAAATTTGATTGATGAAGATCCTTCATTGGAAAAGGAATATTCCCCATATGTTGTTAATCGTTGTTTTTCTGGTCACATTGATTCTGTGATGTTTGCCAATGAGATGAACAAATATCATTCTTTACCTAAAAAGTTACAATATGACTTTTATATAAATAGTCTGAGGAAAAAGAAGAGATTTTCTCCCTGGCTCCGACAAGATAAAATCAAAGATCTTGATTATGTCAAACGTTATTATGGATATAGTAATGAAAAGGCAAAACAAGCTTTGAGGATTCTTACTAAAGAACAACTAACATTTATTAAATCGAAATTTGAAACTGGAGGAACAAAATGAGTGTCGTTCAAGAACCTGAAGTGAAGTGGACGCCCGACCAAATGGTGGAAGTGATTCTTAATGAACCTGATGACTTTTTGAAGGTTCGTGAGACTTTGACCCGTATCGGAGTTGCATCACGTAAAGAAAAGAAAATCTATCAATCTTGCCATATTCTGCACAAGCAAGGTAGATATTATCTCGTTCACTTTAAGGAACTGTTTGCTCTGGATGGCAAACACGCAAACCTGACTGTGAATGATGTTCAGCGTCGCAATCGTATCGCCCAACTTCTTGCTGATTGGGGTCTGATTACAATTGTTGATGTAACTAAAATTCAGGATATCGCTCCACTTAACCAAATCAAAGTCCTTGCCTATAAGGATAAGGGTGATTGGATTCTGGAAACCAAATATAATATTGGTGCAAAAAAGAAAAGGGTGGAAGAAACCGAATGATTTTGTAGGGAGTTCCACACTCCCTTTTTTATTGGTTATTGATATATAATGGTAAGGACGCCTTCGGGGTCCACAAAACACAAACTCGCTTTTAAAGGAGCTACCATAATGACAAACCTTACAAGGTATACTGCCACAGATCTTCCAACTCTGATGGAAAAGATCACACGCAATTCAATTGGTATGGATGAATACTTTGATCGTCTATTTCATCTTCATGAAACTACTTCTAATTATCCACCATATAATCTAGTCCAAGTCAGTAATGTAGAATCACGACTTGAACTTGCTCTTGCTGGATTTAAAAAGAAGGAGGTTTATGTCTACACGCAAGATGGAAAACTCTTTGTGGAAGGTCAAAAGGAAGATAAAGAAACGGAGTCCAACTATATCCACAAGGGTTTGGCTCAACGGAGTTTTAAGAGAGCGTGGACGCTCTCTGATGATACGGAAGTTAGATCAGTTGATTTTGAGGATGGGCTTTTGACTGTTACGCTTGGTAGGATTGTTCCTGATCATCACAAACGCAAAGATTACCTATAAATATAATTGAATATCGTCGGCGCGAGGAGCACCTGGCCAAATCCAGGTTGACTCCTCCTTTTTTTATTGGTAGAATACTGAGAGGTACGAGAATAAAATGACCGTAAAACTTTCCTTACTTAAATCTGGCGAAGATGTAATTGCAGACATCCAAGAAATGGTTGTTGGTGAAGGGGAAAATACTAGAGTTATTGGATATTTTTTTGAAAATCCTTGCGTAGTGAAAATTCTTGCAAAAACTTTTGATGATACTGGTGAAACTAAAACACCATGTAAACTTCAATTAACTCCTTGGATGCCACTTTCCAGTGATTCTAGAATTCCAATTCCCCCAGATTGGATTGTAACTCTAGTTGAACCGATAGCTCAACTAAAAGAAATGTATGAAACAGGAGTAAACAAAAATGATGAAAGTGACCAAGATTCTAGCACTAACGAACAATCTGATTCTGATCAGCAAGATTGAAGAGATTGGTGCCGATATTGGAGAACCTGACTGCAAGTTAATTGATCCTTTTGTAGTTAGAAACGATCAAACACTGGAACCTTTTCTTTGTGGATTTACAAAACAAAATACATTTATGATGAGTTCGGATAAGATTTTGACCCTTGCAGATCCAACTCCAACTCTACTTGAAAAATATGAGGA